GAAAAATTAACAGAAAATCCGGCGATAGAAAAAATAACATTAAATGCGAATGACACCGGCAGCAGGAAAAAACATTGATGATATAGGCGCGTATTTTAGCGTTTCAGATGTGCGAAACGATGTTACCGGAAATTGGAGAATTTCGACTATTGCGGAAAATGTAGATATTCAAGAATATGCGTTAAGCTATTACAAGGAATATTTCAAAGACGATAAAGAAATTCATGCAATCGTAAACTTTAACTACAAAACAACAACAAAAATATCTGTCATAGGCAACACGCTAGACGTAAGCATATACGATTATGTGGACGGAGAGGAACACGATGCAAAACTGTTATTTAGCGGAACATTACTAAAAGAGTATTCTGTTAATATGGATAATGGCAGCATCGAGGAAATACAATAACAAGAAGGCTATCGCAGCAATGCGGTAGCTTTTTATTTTGGAGGCGATGCTATGGCGGCGGGGCTTGATTTTGAGATCGAGGGCTTAGAGGAATTGGAAAGAGATTTAACGAAAGCAATTCAGACGGCACCGGAGAAAGCAAAAGAAACACTAAAAGGAATTGGAAAAGATTTTAAAAACGCTGCAAAAAAGCGCGCCAATTCAGAATTAAAGCCGCATGAGAGAACCGGCAGCGAAAAAAACAAAGCGATTAAAAGAAAATGGGGAACAAAAGTTATAGAGGAAAATGTAGGCGCAACGGCTTTAGTGTGGAATAGCGCAAGGCATTTTCATTTAATAGAAAACGGTCATAACCTTGTAAGGGGCGGCAGGATCGTTGGTTTTGTTCCCGGTAAACATATCATGGAAAAAACAAGAAACGAGTACGAGAACATAGTACCGCAACGGTTTGAAGAAATGATAGACGAAATATTAAAGGAGGGCGATTTGAATTAAAAACGTAGATATAAAAAAAGCAATAAACGAACTTTTAAGCAAAAAATATGCGCCGCCCAATTACAGAATTTACGGAAAAGAAATAAAAGAGGGGTACGCCGCCCCTTGTTTCTTTACGGAAATTTTAGATCGAGGCAGCAGCGCAGAAACAAAAAATTTTGCAAAAGGCGGTTTTACAGTTAAAATAACATATTTCCAAAAGGAAAAGAACGAATTAGATCAGCTTGAAAAGGTAGACGAAATAAAAGACCTTTTCGGGCTGATTTTTTTTGTTGAAAATCGAAAATTGACAGTTGGAGAATTTACGCATGATTACATCGGCGAGTATCAAGATATTTTACAAATAAATATCCAAATTGATTACAAGGAAAATACGCAGAGAGAAGAAACCGCGCCGATAGCGGAAGGATTAGGCGTAAAAGTAACGCAAGGTTAAGGAGGTTTAAAATGGGCGCACCAAGTATAACAATTAGCTTTATAGAAAAAGCAATGACAGCAGTAACAAGAGGCGAGCGCGGGATCGTGATGCTATGGGTAAAAGACACATTAGCAGCACCGGCGGTAAATCCGGTTACGGTTGTAACAGAGAAAGACATACCGGACAGCTTAAAAGATGCAACGGTAGAACAGATCAAACTTGCAATGATTGGCTACACAAATGCCCCGAAGAAGGTAATTGTGTATTGCATGGGAATTGCAGACGACGCAGAAAAAGCGGCGATCGACGCGGGCTATAAAAAGGCTATGGAAGCATCGGAAACAATCAAATTTAATTATTTGGCTATTCCGACAGTTGAAACCGATCAGAAGGCACAGGAAGTTGCAACATGGGTTAAAACCATGCGCGACGTTAAGAAAAAGAAGATCAAAGCGGTATTACCAAATACGGCGGCAGATAACGAAGGTATTATCAACTACACAACAGAAACGGCAGTAAAAACGGAAACCGTAACCGCGAAGAATGGAACAAAAACAACAGTTGATACGAAATACACAGCAGAACAGTATTGCGCGAGAATTGCCGGACTAATCGCCGGTACACCTATGACGATTGCTTGCACATACGCGCCACTTTCTGAATTATCGGATTGTACGCGGCTTACTGATATTGATACGCCGGTAGATAAAGGGGAATTTATTGTTTTTTATGACGGTGAGAAGGTAAAAGTTGCAAGAGGTGTTAATAGTTTCGTAACAACAGTAGACGGCAAGGGCGACAGTTTCAAGAAAATTAAAATTGTCGAGGCTATGGATATGATAAACGACGATATTACCAAAACGGCACAGGATAGTTATTTAGGAAAATACGCAAATTCATATTCCAATAAATGCCTGCTGTTATCGGCAATTAGTAGCTATTTTGCACAGTTGCAGCGCGACGGTATTGTAAGTAGCTATTCGGTTGGATTAGATGCGGACGCGATCAGAGAGTATTTAAAAGGTAAAGGGCTGCAGGCAACACTCGACGACGGAACCGTAAAAGACGTTGACGAATGTAGCGACGAGGAAATTATAACAGCAGACACAGGCGCGTTTGTATTTTTAACAGGAAATGTAAAAACCTTAGATGCGATCGAAGATATTAAAATGCCTATTTATATCTAAGGCAGAAAGGAAGGGTAAAAGAACATGAAAGGTTTTAGACCGGAGCAGGTTATAAATGGAACATGGGGCGAAGTGTGGTTTGACGGCGAATATTTAGCGCAGGTCACAGCTTGCAAAGCAGAGGTAAATTTAAAGAAAACAGCAATTTCACAATGCCAAAATTTGGTAGACGGTCAGAAAGTAACAGGGTTAGAGCCAAAGGGCGAATTGAAGTTACACAAAATCAACAGTTTTGTAATGAATAAGGTAAATAAGGTTGTCAAGGCAGGAAAGACACCGACACACACAATCATTTCAAATGTAAATGATCCGGACGCAATCGGCGCGGAGCGCGTAGCATATTACGGTTGCGTGATCGACAAAATGATTTTATCCGATTGGGAGGCAGGAAAGACCGGGGAGGAAAGTTATGGCTTTACTTTCCAAGATTGGGAGCCGATGCAGACAATCAATTAAAACAACAATTAAAGGGCGCATGATGCGCCCTATTTTCATGTAAAGGAGAAAAACAATCATGAATTTAGTAGAAAGATTATTAGCAGTTGACAAGGGCGAATTTGACAAGATCGAAACAAAGAAGTTAAAGAGCAAACAGTTATCTAAAATCGTCGGAGAAGATGCAGAGGTAACAATACAGGCAGTAGACGGCGATCTTTTCGGTGGTTTATCCGCAAGTGGATTAGATGAAGAAGGGGAGGTTGATTACGGCAGGGCATTTAGCACAAACGCCAAAATCGCCGCCGCCGGAATTATTGAACCGGATTTAAAAAACGAACAGCTTTTAAAGCATTTAGGAGTTGCAACGCCTGCGGACGCTGCAAAGAAAATTTTCAAGGGAGAAATTAACAGGATTTCCACAGAGATTGCAAAGTTAAGCGGTTTTGAGAATGAGGAAACAACGGATAAAACAGTAAAAAACTAATTGAAAGCGATAGGGAGGTGCAAATGGATTACCTGCACTATCGTTTTAAAAATTGGAAACCGTTTGAATACATGAGCCTGCCGGAAGGGCAAAAGCGCATAGCGCGGGCGTATATGCGGCAGGAATTGCGCGACAAAGAGGAAAGAAACAAAGAAATAGAAAAAGCCTTCGGAGGAGGTGGTTGATGTGGGCAGGGTAATAAGTACAGCAATACAGTTTATAGACGGTTTTACAAAGCCGTCTAAAGAAGTGATAAACAGTATGCGCAGCATGGGAAACGAGGCAATAAAAGCCGGGAAACAGATACAGAGCGCGGGCAAGACAATTACAAGCGTTGGATCAACCCTAACAAAAGCGATCACCGTACCGATCGCGGGTGTGGCAACGGCGGCGGTAAAAACCGCCGCTGATTTCGAGGCGGCAATGTCAGAAGTGGGCGCAATATCCGGCGCGAGCGCGCAGGATTTAGCGACATTAACGGCAAAAGCTAAAGAAATGGGCGCAACTACTTCTTTTTCCGCAAGTGAAAGCGCGGAGGCTATGAAGTATATGGCTATGGCGGGGTGGAAAACCGCAGATATGACCGCAGGTATAGCGGGTATTATGAACCTTGCAGCCGCCGCCGGGGAAGATTTAGGAACAACCTCCGACATTGTTACGGACGGTTTAACAGCGTTTGGAATGTCAGCCAAAGAAAGCGGGCGTTTTGCCGATGTTATGGCGGCGGCATCTACAAACGCAAACACCAATGTTACAATGTTAGGCGAAAGTTTTAAATATTGCGCAGCGACAGCGGGTGCAATGGGCTATAACATAGAGGATATTTCCGTAGCACTGGGAGTAATGGCAAACGCAGGAATAAAAGGAAGTACAGCAGGTACAACTTTGAAAAATGTGATTGCAAACATGGCAAAGCCAACAGACGCACAAGCGGCGGTTATGCAAAAGTTAGGAATAAGCCTAACAGACGGTAGCGGAAATATGAAAAGTTTCGCGGAAGTTATGAACAACCTGCGAACGTCATTTAACGGTTTGTCGGAAACTGAAAAAGCATCATACGCGACTACTTTAGCGGGAAAAGAAAGTATGTCGGGCTTGCTAACCATTGTAAACGCAAGCGCAGCAGATTTTGACAAATTGACAGAGGCAATAAACGGATCAAGCGGCAGCGCGGAGGCTATGGCTGCAAAAATGCTTGATAACTTAAAAGGACAATTAACGCTATTAAAATCAGCGGTAGAAGGAATAGCGATAACAATAGGCGATAAATTATTACCATACTTGAAAAAATTCGTATCATGGATACAAAAGGCAGCAGATTATATAAATAATCTAAGTGATGCGCAAGTAGATAGTATTATGAAATGGGCGGCAATCGCGGCAGCGATACCGCCTATTATTATGGTATTCGGAAAAGTCGTTACAATGGTTGGAACCGTACAAAGAACTTTCGGAACGATCACAAAGACAATAGCGAATTTCGGCGGCATTATCGGAACTATAACAAGCCCTGCAGGAATTGTTATAGGAGTATTGGCGGCGATTGCGGTAGCGGCAGTTTTAATTATAAAAAATTGGGATCAAGTAAAAGCCTTCTTGCAAAATGCGGGAAATTGGTTTAAAAACGCTTTTGAAAAAGCGGGCTTTTCGGTGCAGGGGTTCAAAGATAAGTTTACATCAATCGGGGATACCATAGTAACAGCAGTAGACAAAGGATTAAAAGCGTTTAATGCAATTTTAG